TTACTTGCTAAATATCTATACCCACCTTCAGCATTTAGATATGCCTGCACAACCTCCATTTTAAATTCAAAACTATATTTTGCCATGAAAAAACCGACCTCCCAATAGTTAGATTTTTGGTCTAACTTTTGGGGGTCGGTTCAAAATGCCACCTCTTAAAATTATTTATTATACAGTCCGCAACGATATTCACGTACAATGGCACGTAAATCTTTGTAGGACAAGCCTAATCTGCCGTTCTCATCACCCTGTACCGCTCCGCAATCCATTGCGGATTGGACTGCTGGTCTTGCCCAAGGCGGCATATTATTATCGTTGTAGTCGTAAATCATAGTAGTTTCTACTACGTTTACCAACTGTTTATTTACGTCTTTTAATTCGGCAATTTCCGCCGCCTGTTTTTCGATTAATGATTTCAATTCTGTATATTGTGACATTGTTAAATCCTCGCTTTCTGTTTCCTGCCCTGTTATTCCTTTGAAAATTGCTTTTGCGAACTCTGCCGCACCAATCTTTTTATATTTTTCTGCGTCGTCCGTATCAACAAAACACACTTCTACAAGCATAGCTTTCGCGTCACTGTGATGTACCACATACAGCTTAGAGCCGTCTTTAATACCTCTGTTTTTAAAACCCAATTCACTTATTGCCTTGCAAGTATTTGTTGCCTCATCAAACTTTTTGCCGCCGTAAGTCCACACCTCTGTACCTTGCCCACCGCCACTGTTAAAGTGAATTGATACAAACAAGTCAAGTGACTGTGAATTTGCCATATCAACTATCTGTTTTAGATTTGAACTTACTGTCGGTGCATAATCATTTGTACAGTCATACACTGTATGCCCTGCTTTTTTAAGTAAATCTTCAAGTGCATATCCGACATTTCGTGCCTCTACGCTTTCGTCTATGTAATCTACTGTACCGCAACCGACAGTACCGCTTACAGTGTGTCCGCAATTTATTCCTATTCTCATAAATTACCACTCCTTTACGGTCATATTTTTCCACTTCTTGTACGCGTCAAAATACATCTCGTTTTTATCGCCATTGTAGGTTATTTCGTAATACATTCCGTCCGATACAGTTGTTGACGCCAACGCCTTGAAATTCTGCAACGTCTTACAGCTCCACACGATATATACATCATCTTCGGTGATTTTTTTACCGTCTGTCACATCAACATTATTGTTAAAATAATTTGCGATTAATGTTTTTACTGCATTTATAAAAATTTTATCCGTCATATTCAATCACTCCTTTTCGTTATTTACTTCCGGTAAACCTGCGATTGATGTCAACAATGACAATACACCTGCCAATGCCGCCGCTGACGCAACCATTACCCAGTTGACGTCACCCAGTACGGCGGCCGTACCGATTGTCGCAATCGCTGTCTGTGCAATCGTCTTGATTGCTCTTATTCCTGCCGCTTTAAACCAATCTTTCATTTTTACATACCTCCTAAATTTTAAAATACTAAAAACCCAACATTTTAACAAAATAACCTATCAAACCGCCGACTAATGCGGTTAATATCGCACCGACAACGGTTTCATATCGTTTGTTTGGACGCTTTTCTATTTCGTCCACACGTTCCGTTATATCGTTCACGTCCTCACGCATAGCCTTTGTTTCCGTGGCTATGATGTGGACACTCTCTGTCAGCTTGTCCAAACTGTCTAAACGGTGGTGCGCCGATTTGGTTGACTGCTCAACCGCCGTCAGCCTTTCCCACATTTCTTTTTGCTCATTTTCCATATCAGCCCTCCATAATTTCTTTTTTCTCGTTCTCTGTGATATATCCCGCCTTGACGAATATATCTAAATGCTTTTCTTTGTAAATACCCATTTGATAGTATTTACGTATCAATGTTTTATTCACCGTCAACACCTGCTTTCAGTTCCGCAATCTGCAACATCAGCATTGCATTAATTTCGTCCTGTGACATTGTTTCGTCACCGTTCATAACAGACTGAACGTGCTGTTTTAATTCTGTCATACTGTTGTATGTTTTCGCCTGTATCTGTTCCAGCTGTTCAGCTGTCGGCTGTTCAAACGTAACGTCTGTATGCTGAATTTTTGCAATTTCTGTGTCCATATCGAAATTGTCGTCAGTTTCGGCGAATTTGTTATTTACAACATTGCGTTTTATACGCAATATATCCCTGTCGGTACGTATTCCGTACACTGTGCCATCAATTTCAACACCACGTTCATAAAAATACGCTGTTCCGTTTTTTACATAGAACTTATACATTATGCTTCACCTCCTGTTACATTGCCTTCGACCACGCAAGTATCTTCAAATGTGCCTAAAGATGTCGCATTTGTTAGATTATCTTTTACTACTGTATGGTCGTCGCCGTCGATTATCGCAAAATCAGAATTATCTTTAACTGGTGTTCCGGTTCTGAATATATTGTCTGAAATTACGTTCCGCTGTGCGCTCCATAGCAACGCACATTCTCCTGTAGCAGGTATGGAACCAACATAGAAATAATTACCGGAAATGACTGCATAACTACTGCATTCAATAATATTTATATATTCATTCTCTATACTAATTGATTTCATAACGTTACCGGATATAATTGTGTATGGGGTTGTAGACAAAAACGATGTTTTTGTGTTTTGTGCGACAACTGAAATATCATTTGCCACAAATTCGCCTGTTATTTTTATACTGCAATCGTCAAACAATTTTATAATATTGCCAACTACACTACCGCTTAGAGTGATATTACAATTATCAAAGCCACCCATATAGTTGTTTTGAAATAACGACCTGTTTACAACTAACATATTTCCTAATGACTGTTTTTTCTGCGTTATATCATTAAATGTATTACCAACAATGATTGAATTTGCTCCGAATATTATTTCATTTGTTAGATTGTTTGCCGGAGCACCGTTAAATGACGATATGTCATTATACGCAAACAGTACTGTTCCAAATTGAAATGTAGGTGTTGAGAATTGATGTGTTCCGAATATGTCATAAAATATACAGTGCATTATTTTTGAATCTGATAATGCGTACAAAACAGTCGGATTTACAGTATCAGCGGTAACCGTGTCAGTATCTTCACAGAAATTCACATTTCTTAAGATTGCACCACCTGGCAAATGGAAAATGTACTGTTTTTCAGCAGGATTTGTGTTTTTGAACATAATTGTATCGCACATTGAACCGTCTAACGTCATCCCGCCTTTCAACGGAATTGCCACACCGTTATTAGTTCCCGTCATTCCGTAACCCGACTTCATATTTGCATTTGTGATAACGCACAATTCACCTACAGGATATATAATACTTTTATACGGTGCACTATCTATCGCCGCCTGTAATTTCAGTTCGTCGTGGTCGCCGTCACACACGACAAATATTTGGTTTTTGGTGATGTCTGTAATATTTTTTGCATTTTCATTTACAGCGTCAATAAATGAATTTTTATTGACAGTTGCCAAATCTGCCAATGTACGAACACGTTCGTATGTATTGGTTATGAAATAACTGTCGCCTGTGGTATTTTCGTTTTCTATGACATAATCAACCGTCGCCGATACAAATTCATATCTTTCCCCTGTCGGTGATTCGCTGTCTATCTTCATTTCTAAATTTATCTCGTGAATATGATACAATGTAAATGTCCATACATCACCCGAAATTGCCGACGGTACAGATGTAGAATTTGATGATATACTACACGTATTTTTAATAAAATCATAGCGAACAACAATATAAATGCCGTCTATCGGTACATTTATACACGGTTCTGAAAACGTTCCGGCAATCTGTTTCCCGTCAATGTAAAACGCGTCTTTCAGTGTAATATCAACCGCCATACTCTCGCCATAATATTCTTGTTGTCCGTCAAAATATAGTGTAGGCTTACTCGGTGCAACAAATTTTACTGTATGTTGCTTTTTGTCGCCAAACAGTATAGTTGTTTCGGTGTTCGCATTGATTTCATCAATACGTGCTTTCAATTCTTTGTCAGCACTTTTTCTTGCTGATTCTTCGGCTTTCACTGAATTTGAAATATTGGTATCTGCCGTCTGCCTTTCGGTGATTTCACTGTCAATATTTCGTTGCAGTTCATTATCCGCCGCCTGTCGTATTGTCACTTCGTTGTTTATGCGACTGCTTAACGAACTGTCCGCACTTTCTCTCGCCGTTTTTT